AAGAATGTATGAAACGTAAATGTGAGCAATGCAAATATTATGATAAATGTTTTAAAGAAAGTAGTGGAGAAGATGGAAATAGAAAAAAGGGATACAGAAGAATTAAGAGATCTAGCTAAATTATTTAAACAAATAACAGACATTTTAAATGAAGTAGTAGATATATCTGATAAATTAGAAAATAACACATTAGAAATTTCAGAAGAAGAGGCAAATGAAAAAATAGAAGAATTATTAGGCAGATTTATTATACAACTATTAAAAATTAATAAAAAAATAGGAGAGTAAAATGAAAAAAATAAAATTTTTAGTAAATGTTCCAGATAAATATACAAGAGAAGAATACAAAGAAGGACAAGTAAAACAATTTAATAATAAAAGAGCAGAAGAAATATTAAAAGCTAGAAGAAATAATGGAGAGCCATATGCAGTTGAAATAATAGAAAAGAAAGAAACAGCAACAAAGAAAGTAGAAAAAGAAAATGCAATGAAGGAATAGTTATGACAGAAAGAGATAATCCATTAATTGCAAAGAAATACAAAAGTAAAAGATGGCAGAACTTAAGAAGGCAGAAATTAATATTAAATCCTATGTGTGAAAGATGTGAGAAGAAAGAAATATATGTTCCTGCCTATTTTGTGCATCATAAAGAATATATAACAGAGCAGAATTATGAAGATGACAATATATTCTTTAATATAGATAACTTAGAAAGCTTATGTAAGAAGTGTCATAACGAAGAACACTTTTCAGATAAAGTAGAGTATAAGTTTAATGAGAACGGAGATCTAATAAAGAATGAAAGAAACAATTAAATATCCTTTTAATTTATATAATTGTGATTATAAGAAAAATAAAGAATGTCCAAAAACTAATTGTGCATATCTACATTCCAACGGAGTTTGTAGATGCACTACGAATTATAAGTATGCAAAGAAAAATATTTCCAAGATTTATAAATAAATATGAGGAGCATATAAGTATGATTGAACAAAGAATAATAGATAATGAGTTATATACAATAACTATATTTGAAAGACTAACAGAAGAAGATAGAATAGATTTAGAAGAATGTATTAAACGTTTACAAGAACATAAAGAGTGCAGTCAAATACAGTCTTCTAAGTTTATTATAGTTAATACTCATAAGACTAAAGAAGAGATAGAAGAAATAAATAATCAAGATAAGATTCAAGATTTGTTTAGAGTATACAAAGAGAACAATAGTCAAGAGTATCAGATAGAAGACAATACATTAATAGATGAGGTAAACAACTTAAAGCTTACAGATAAAAATAAAAAAGAAATAAATAAAAAAATTAATTTAATTAATGATTCTATCAAAGAATTAGAAGAATATAGGAAGAAAATGGAAACGATTATAGCAAAATAGCCCCCCATAACTTTACAAAATCAATGCCTATGGGAGAACGGTGGGTGGGCATTCGAAAAATACACAAGTTCTTTCGCGTGAGGGGTGTGGTAGATGAACGAAGATGATGCAGTAAAAAGAGCACTCGAAGATGCTCAAAAGGAAGAAATATCAGAAGAGCAAAGAGAACAAATAAAAAAAGAAATAAACAAAGAAAAAAATAGATTAAAGAAATTATACAAAGACTTACCAGAAAACCAAAAGAAGCTAGCAGAGAAAATTATAGAAAATGCAGCCTTTATAGCTGTCCAATTAAGATTAATGCAAGAAGATATAAAAGAAAACGGCATTAAAGAGTTTTACATGAATGGAAAAGGACAATTTGGATACAAAGAAAGCGTAGCATCTAAAACATATAATGTAAGCATAAAAAATTATATGAACATTATAAAACAACTAAATGATATGCTTCCAGAGGAAAAACAAATTAGCGAGGATGATGAATTTGAAAGATTCAATGATTTAACATGATTACATATACAGAAGAATACTATCAATTTTTATTAAAAAATCCAATTAAAGCTTCTAACAAAGTTTTAGCAGTATATAAGAAAATTGTACAAGATTTATACAATCCTAAACAAGTTTCTTTTTTTAATGAAATAACAGAGGAAGAAGAAACACATACTTATGTATTTGATATTAATAAAGCTAATAGACCAATTAATTTCATCGAAAAATTCTGTAAACATTCTAAAGGAAAATGGGCAGGAAAGCCTGTTATATTAGAATTGTGGCAAAAAGCATTTATTCAAGCATTATTTGGATTTGTAGATAAAGAAACTGGTCTAAGAAAGTACAAAAAAGGAATTTTATTTGTAGGAAGAAAAAATGGAAAATCTACTATAGACGCAGGATTAGGAACTTATATGCTTACTTCTGCTGGAGAAGGTGGAGCAGAAATATATTCTGTAGCTACCAAGAAAGACCAAGCAAAAGTTGTTTGGGAAGAAGCTAAAAGAATGATAAAGAAAAGCCCAGTGCTAGCTAAAAGAATAAGAACGCTAGTAAATGGGCTTTTTTATGATGCAACTGAAAGTTTCTTTAAAGCATTAGCTAGTGATTCTAATTCACTAGATGGATTAAATGCTTTTTTTGTAATTGGAGATGAAATTCACGCTTGGAAAGATAAAAACTTGCTAGATGTTATGTATGATTCAATGTCTGCAAGAGAAGAACCATTATTTTTGGAAACTTCTACAATGGGACAAATTAGAGAAAGTGTTTTCGATAATGAATATGAGTATTGTACAGAAGTTATAAATGGATATGAAGGAAAAAGCGATATTGTAGACGAAACAATATTGCCAGTTATTTATGAATTAAATAATCCAAATGATTGGCAAAACGAGCTAGCTTGGTATCAGGCGAATCCTGGTCTTGGAACAATTAAGAATATTAAGGACTTACGAGATAAAGTAAATAGAGCTAAAAATAATCCTAGTGAATTAACAAATTTGTTATGCAAAGATTTTAATATCAGACAAAACGACCAAGACAAATGGATAACATTCGATATTGCGAATAATGAAGAAACTTATAAAATAGAGGAATTATTTGATACTTATGCAATTGGAGGAGTTGACTTATCAAGCACTACAGATTTGACATGTGCAACTTTATTAATTGTAAAGCATAACAAGAAATATGTAATACAACAATATTTTATTCCAAGCGAAAGATTAGAATTTAAAATAAAAGACGACAAAATCCCATACGATAAATGGGAGAAAAGAGGTCTAGTAACAATATGTGAAGGTGCTAAAGTAAATTATACTGATGTAACACAATGGTTTTTGAGAATGAATGAAGAATATAAGATATCAGCAATGTGGATTGGATATGATCCATGGAATACTCAATATTGGGTTGAAGAAATGAAAAATTATGGATTCGAAATGTTTGAAGTTAGACAAGGAGCAAAGACGATGAGTAATCCTATGAAACAGCTTGAAGCAGATTTAATAGAAAAGAAAGTAAATTATAATAACAATCCGATTTTGAAATGGTGCTTATGTAATACAGCAGTAAAAAGAGATGAAAACGACAATATAAGACCTGTCAAAGGACAAAAACAAAGACAAAGGATTGATGGTACAGTAAGTTTAATAATAGCTTACTGCGTTTTATATGAAAAAATGAATGACTATTTAGTTTTACAGGAGGAATAATATGAAGAAAAAAAGAAGAAGCTTATTTGAGCTTATCTTTAATATAAAAGAACAAAAACAAGACATGATACAACCACAATATAAAATGCTGAATAGTTATGAAGCACAATTCACTACATTGAGTGGTGATACATATGACAGTAAATGTGCTAGACAATGTATTGATAGAATTGCTACTCATGCTGCTAAACTTATACCAAAGCATATAAAAGGAAGCATAAGCAACAACATTAAAGGAGATATTAATTATTTACTAAGTGTACAACCAAATCCTTTAATGGATACTTACAATTTTATTTACAAAACTGTTTCAATTTTAGAGAACGATAACAATGCTTTTGTTTATATAGCTAGAGATGAAACAGATTTTATAACAGGATTTTATCCAATTTTAGCACAAAACTATTTCTTATTTGAAGATGCTACAGGTAATCTATTTCTAAAATTCAAATTTATCAATGGACAAGAATATTTTTTATTATATACAGACTTAATACATTTAAGAAAATTTTATAATAAGCATGATATTTTTGGAACAAACAATAAAGTATTACAAACTGATTTAGAAACAGCACATACTGCAAACGAAGGAATAAGTAATGCGATAAAGACTACTGCTAATTTAAAAGGAATATTAAAATATAATGCTGTATTAAAACAAAAAGATATAGAAGAAAGTAAAAATGCTTTTGTTAGAGATTTCTTAAATCTAGAAAACGAAAGTGGAATTGCTGCAATGGACTCTAAAGCAGAATTTCAAGAAATAAATATGCAACCAATTACATTAGATAGTGAACAGCTAAAGCAAGTTAATTACAACATTTTTGATTATTATGGAATTTCTGAAAGCATAATAAGAAACGATTATACTTTCGAACAATGGAATGCTTTCTACGAAGGTGTAATTGAACCACTTGCAATGCAATTAAGCAATGTTTTCACTATTAAAATATTTAATAAAGAAAGTATAAAAAGAGGAAATAAAATAGTATTTACTGCAAATAGATTACAATATGCAAGTTTGACAGATAAGACAAACTTATTAAAAGTTGTAATACCAGCAGGTGTAATTAAGACAGATGAAATTAGAGAGGTATTAGACTTTGCACCTCTTGGAGGAGAAGAAGGAGAAAGAATAGTACAATCTCTAAACAATATAGATAAAGAAATAGCTAACGAATACCAAGGAGGAAAAAACAATGGAAAATAAATATTATGGTTTAGCTAATTTACGTGCATTAGAAGATGATAATAAGCAAATGATATTAGAAGGCTACGCAATTAAGTTTAATCAACCAACACAGCCAAAATTTAAAGAATTATATGGATATACAGAAATAATAAGCCCTAGAGCATTAGATGACACTGATTTGTCTGATGTACCACTTAAATACAATCATTCTGATGGAAAGGTAATATTAGCAAGAACAAGAGGAGGTACATTAAATCTTATTAAAGATGAAATAGGATTAAAAGTACTAGCAGTTTTAAATAGAAATATACCAGATCATGTATCTGTTTATGAAGCAGTAAAAAGCAAATTAATAGATAAGATGAGCTTTGGATTTTTTGCTGATGAAGATATGAACTCTTATGATGCAGAAAGTAGAACAATAACTGTTAATAGAATTACAGCATTAACAGATGTATCTGTTGTAGATATTCCTGCGTACGATTCTACAGAAGTGTATGCAAGAAATTTAAAATCTTTAGAAAATATGGATAAATCTAAAGAATTAGAAATTAAGAAAAGAAAATTAAAAGTTTTACTAAGTTTATAATACCGAAAGAGGCTAGCTGGAGAGCTAGCTTTTTCTGACTGGAGAGGAAGATAGGATTTTATATAAAACAGCTGGAGAGCTGTCATTTTTTATTTTAGGAGGAAGTTATGAGCAAAGAAGAAATACTAAAAAGAAAAGAAGAATTAAGACAATTATTAAATGAAGCCAAAACAGAAGAAGAAATAAACGAAATTGAAAAAGAGGCTAAAAAACTAGAAGAAATCGAAGAAAAACAAAAAGAAGATATCACAAAAGAAGAAGAAAGACAGTTACTAACAAAAAGTACATTAAGTCAATTAAAAAAAGATACTGAAAATTTAGAAAAAAGAAGTCTAAAAGTTAGAGAGGATGGAGAACCAATGGAAAAAGAACAAAAAAGAACATTAGCACAAGTTTTAGAAAGTTCAGAATATAGAACAGCATGGGCTAAAAAATTAATGGGAAGACCAGAAAAAGATTTTACAGAAGAAGAAAAGAGAGCATTAGGAGATGCAATCACAACAACTGATACAGAATTTGTTGCTTCTGCTGCTGAAACACAAGGAATTAACAATGGTGGACTATTTATTCCAAAATCTGTAAGAAGTGACATTATGGAAATTATAACAGATTCAAGCCCAATTTATAGAGATGTAAGAAAATTAAATGTAGCAGGAAATATTGAATTACCATATTTAGATGAAGCTGATGATGCTGAATGGTATACAGAGCTTAAAGAAACAAAAAATGAAGGACAAAAATATGGTAACTTACAATTAACTGGCTGGGAACTAGCTAAAGATGTTGAAATTACATGGAAATTAGAACAAATGGCAGTAGATAGCTTTATTCCATTTATTGTTGAAGAATTAGCAGCAAAAATGGGTATAGCTTTAGTAAATGCTATTATCTATGGAGATGGAGTAAATAAACCAAAAGGGATCACAAAAGATTTAACACCAATAAAAGAAGGAGAAACACCAATAGATAGAATAATTGCTGCATACAAATCTTTATCAACAGAGGCTAGAAGAGGAGCAAAAACATATATTTCTACAAATGTAAATATAGATATTTGTGGATACAAAGATAACAATGGAAATTATCCATTCTTACAAGGTCTTGCAACAAATAAATTAACTCCTGTTGAAGTAGACCCATACTTAAAAGATGATGACATAATCTCTGGAAACATGAGAAACTACATATTAAACGAAGTTACACCAGTTAGAGTAGATAAAGAAACAAAGATAAAACCAAGAAGAATCGTTTATGGAGGATATGCAATATATGATGGTGTAGCAAGACCAGATTATTTTGCATATAGCCAAAAAGCAGAATAGGAGGAAACTAAATGGATACTAAAGTAAAATTTTTAAAACAATTAGCACTAAAAGTGACATCTGCAACTTCTGAAGATGAAGTTGCAGGCGAAACAGTGTGTGAAGTATTAGATTATATAGTAAAGAATTATAAAGAAGGTGCTGGCAGTCAAGGACCTGCTGGACCTCAAGGCGAAAAAGGTGACAAAGGCGATACAGGTGAACAAGGCCCAAAAGGTGACAAAGGAGATACTGGAGCGGCAGGTAAAGATGGAAAAAGTGTAACAGCTATAGCTTTAACCACAGATGAAACAGGAAAAGTAACAGGAGGAACAGTAACATTTTCTGACGAGAGTACATCTGCAATAACTGTTACACAAACAGGAGTTTAGGAGAAAAATAAATGGACAAACTACTAAAACTAGCAAAACAATCTTTAAGCCTAGTTGAAACTGCAACAGCTAAAGATGAAGAAATAAAAATGTGGATAAATGCAGGAATAGCAGATCTAGAAAGGCAAGGTATCAACATTAAAAAAGATAACAGCTTAATAGATTCTGCTATTATTATGTTTGTAAAGGCTAATTTTGGCAATGTAGACATTAAAGACAAAGAGTCTGCACAGAAAGTATATAACTATCTCTGTGCTAATTTAGGTTTATCGATAGACTATAAGGTGGTTGATAAAGATGCATGATGTTGAATGTATTTTACTATCTAAAGAAATCATACAAGATGAAATAGGTGTAGAAAAAGAAATAACAAAAGAAACACCTGTACTAATTATAAAGAATGAAGAAATATATGCTAAAGAATATTATGTAGCCAACCAATCTGGATACAAACCAACCTTAAGATTAAAAATAAGTGCTTTAAATTACGAAGGACAGCAAGAACTCAAATATATGGGAATTACTTATACTATTATAAGAGCAACAGAACCTTACGCAGATGAAGTAACTTTGATTTGTGAAAGGAAGATTAAAAATGTCTAAAAGTATATCTGGAGAGATGTTAAGCAAAGAAATAATGAAAGCATTAGAAGGATATGCAGATGATATATCAGATATTGTAGAAAAAGATGCAAATGAAATAGCAAAAGAAGCCTTAAGTGCAATAAAGCAAGAATCACCCAGAGGTGCAACAGAAGAGTATTCTAAGGGCTGGAAAATTAAAAGAATAAAGAAAGTAAAAAATGTTTATTCGGTTAAATTGTACAATAAAGACCACTATCAACTTACTCATTTATTAGAGTTTGGACACGCCACAGCTGATGGAGGACATACAGAAGCACAACCACACATAAGACCAATTGAACAAGAATATGGAAAGAAGTTTGAAGATAAATTAAGAAAAGACATAGGAGGCTTAGAATGACATTAGAAGAATTAAAGCAAAGATGTATAGAGCAAGGTTTTAAATACGCATATGGAAAATTTAAAAATCCAACACAGCCTCCACATTTAGTTGCAATAACTACAGATACAGACAATATTATGGCAGACAATAAAGTTTACAAAAAAAGAGTGCCAATAAAGTTAGATTATACATATATAGACAAAAATATAGAAGAACAAAACAAAATAGAAGATATCATTTTAGCGGATATTCCGTGGAATAAAACAGAAGAAGCTTACTTAAAAGATGAAGGCATCTGGCAAGTAAGTTATTTTTTTGAAATTTTAATTTAGGAGGAAATGAAAATGGCTGAAACTAATAACAAAGTTTTATACGGCATAGAACAATGTTACATAGCAAAAATAATAGAACAAGAGGGACAAATAACATACGGAACACCTTTTCCTATGCCAGGAGCTGTAGGATTAAGTTTTGAACCAGAAGGTGAAGAAACAGCTTTTTATGCAGATAACATTAAATATTATATTGCAAGCTCAAATCAAGGATATTCTGGAGATCTTGAATTAGCAATTACACCAGAAAAATTTTTAACAGAAATTTTAGGAAGACAAAAAGATACTAATGAAGCAATTTTTGAAAATGCAGACGATAAAACAGCAAGGTTTGCGTTAATGTTTCAAGGACAAGGAGATCAGAAAAATAGAAGATGGGTTTTCTTTGATTGTACAGCTACTAGACCAAGTAGAGAAAACAATACTAAAGAAGAATCTGTTGAAGTAGGAACAGAAACATTAACAATAACTATGTCACCAAGAACGTCTGACAAAGCAGTTATGGCATATATAGAACCAAATGACACAAACGAAGAAATATACAATGCATTTTTTACAAAAGTATATGAAAAAAATGCTACAGCAGGAGTATAGGAGGAAATTATGAAAGAAATTACAATATGCAACAAAAAATACCCTATTGATTGTAATGCTTTTACTAGATTTCAATATAAAGAAATTTTTGGAAAAGGTATTTTTTCAGATATAAAAATATTAAATCAATTTTCAGAACAGCAAAAAAAGATACGACAAAAATTAGAAAATGAAAATAAATCAGAAGAGGAAATTCAAGAGCAATTAAATTACTCAATGATGGATAGTTTAGATGATTTTATTGATGTAATTGAAAAGATTGCTTATATACTAATATACACAGCAAATCCTGAAATTGAATCTTTTGAAAAATGGCTTATAAATATAGAGAAAATTGATTTAAGCTCTTCTTGGATTAGCGAGGTAACGGAATTAGCCGTTACCTCCTTTTGTTGATGAAGAGCTTATTAAAGAAAGCAATAAAAAGATAAAAAGCACAACTCAAAAAATAGAAACTTTAGAAGAGCATAGATTTATAGCTAATTGTTTAAGAATCGGTTTAAGCATTAACGATTTAAAACTATTTAAGTATAAAGATATAGCTAAAATAATGCTTTGTTTTATTGATGACATGGGCAAAGAAGCTAAACCTCGTAAAGCAACACAAGCTGACTGGGATAAATTAGCCGCAAGGAGGTAAAAAATGCCAGGAACAATTAAAGGAATTGTAGTTGAAATTGGTGGAGATACATCTAATCTACAGAAAGCATTAAGTAAAGTAAATTCTACAACTAGCAGTTTGTCTAAAGAATTAAAAGGAATAAATAGTTTATTAAAATTTGATCCTAAAAGCACAGAATTATTAGCGCAGAAACAGGATGTTCTTAATGAAAATATTCAAAAGACTGCTAATAAACTTAAAACTTTAGAAAGTGTACAAGAACAAGTAAAAGAGAAATGGCAAAATTACATTAAGTTACAACCTAAAATAGAACAAATAGCAGAATCAATATCAAAAACCGAAACAGAATTAAGAGAATTGCAGAAAGCTCAACAAAAAGCCAATTCGGAGTTTGAAAAAGGAAAAATATCAAAGCAACAGTATAATGAAATAAATCAAGAAGTTGAAAAATGTAAAGATACTTTAAAAGAATTAAAAAAAGAGCAAAAACAATTAAATGAAACTACAATTTCTACAGAAAACTATAGAGCATATCAAAGAGAATTAGTAAAAACTCAAAACGAGGTAAAAAAACTAAAAATAGAAGCTTCTAATTGGACATCTGTAAGCAAATCATTAGATTCTTTAAGTAAAAAAACTTCAAAAATAGGAGATTCTTTTTCAAAAGCAGGAGGAACAATTACAACAAGTATTACAGTACCAATATTAGGTTTAACAACAGCAGCAGTTAGTATAGGTAATAATTTTGAAAAGCAAATGTCAAGAGTTCAAGCGATAGCAGGTGCTACAGGAGAAGAACTAAAAAAATTAACAGATCAAGCTATAGAACTAGGAGCGACAACTAGCTTTAGTGCTTCAGAAGCAGCGGAAGGAATGGAAAATTTAGCAAGTGCTGGTTTCAACACATCTGAAATAATGGAAGCTATGCCAGGTTTGTTAGATTTAGCAGCATCAAGTGGAGCAGAACTTGCAACTGCATCTGAAATCGCAGCAAGTGCTATAAGAGGATTTGGATTAGATGCTAGCGAAGCATGTCATGTAGCAGATGTATTTGCAGAAGCAGCTGCGAGAACAAATGCTCAAACAGAGGATATGGGAGAAGCAATGAAATACGTTGCACCTGTAGCGCATACAATGGGAATCTCATTAGAAGAAACAGCTGCGGCAATTGGCATTATGTCTGATGCTGGTATTAAAGGTAGTCAAGCGGGAACCTCATTAAGAGGAGCATTAACAAGATTAACTAAACCAACCGATAAAATGGTTGAAGTAATGGAAAATTTAGGGATAAGTTTTTATGATAACGAAGGAAAAATGAAATCACTAACAGAAATAATTAAAATGCTACAAGATAGTACAGCTGGTTTATCAGAAGAACAACAGCAATATGCTCTAACTACTTTGTTTGGAACGGAATCATTATCTGGAATGTTATCTTTAATACAAAGAGGTCCGAATGAACTGAATGATATGACAAAGTCATTTGAAAACTGTGATGGTGCTGCAGCAAATATGGCAGACACTATGTTAAATAACACTTCGGGCTCAATTGAAGAGATGAGTGGAGCTTTAGAAAGTTTAGCTATTAAAGTACAACAAATGTTAGCTCCATACATAACAGAAGCAGCAAATAAAATCACAGAACTTATAAACAAGTTTATGGAATTACCAGAAAGTACTCAAAAAACAATTTTAGCAATAACTGCTATTGCGGCCATTGTAGGACCAATAATACTAATTGTAGGAAAATTGATTACAGCATTTAGTGCTATTTCTGGAATGTTAAGCACAGTATCATCAGCAATAGCTGGGTTAAGTGTTGGAACAGGAACTTTAAGTACTATATTAACAACATTAACAGGACCAGTAGGAATTGTAATTGGAGTAATAACAGCTTTAATTGGAGTATTTACACATTTATACAATACTAATGAACAATTTAAAGCAAAAGTTCAAGAAACATGGAACAATCTAGTTGCTTTATTTCAAAATACTGTAATGCCAGTAATCAATAATATTAAAAATCTTGTAATGAGTGTAATAAATACTATAACATCAGTTTTACAGCAATTATGGAGTTTTATGGAACCTTTTATAACTGAAATGTTAACTTGGCTAATGGATTTTTGGAACAATACGGGTTCAAAAATTGTTGAGAACGTAATGGGAGTAGTAAATGGTTTGATTGATATTGTGTCTATGATTTGGAACAATATAATTTCTCCAATAATAAATTTTTTAGTAGAAAAATTACAACCTGTTTTTAGTGTAGTTTTTGGTGCAATATCTGGCGTAGTGCAAGCTTTTGGAAATACAATAGGTTCAGTAATACAATCCGTTACTGGAATATTTAAAGGTATAATTGATTTTATAACAGGAGTATTTAGTGGAAATTGGGAAAAAGCTTGGAATGGAATTAAAGATATTTTTTCTAATATAGTGTCTGGACTAGGAGCAATAATAAAAGCACCAATTAACGGAATCATTTCAATTATTAACGGAATGATTAGAGGGTTAAATAAAGTAAAAGTTCCAGACTGGGTTCCTGGAATAGGAGGAAAAGGAATTAACATACCAGAAATTCCACAACTAGCAAAAGGTGGTATTGTTGACAAAGCAACTTTAGCAATGATTGGAGAAGGTAAATCAGCAGAAGCAGTAATTCCATTAGATAGAACTTTAACTAAATATATGACAGAGGCTCTAAGAGAAGCGAATGGGTCAAACAATAATATTGTAGTTAATTTTTATCCACAACAAATGTCAGAAAATGAGCTAGAAAGAGCTTTTAATTATATAGATAAAAGATATGGGCTACAATGGTAGCATAAAATGTCGAAAAATGTAAAATAACATCGAAAAAAATAGGTTGAAATAATATAATCCTTTATGATATACTGTAATTGTAAAAATAAAGGAGGAGATAACATGGAAAAAAAGCCTATTTATAAGAAATGGTGGTTTTGGTTAATAATAGTAATAGTAGTTATTGCAATTATAGGTGGCTCACAAGGAAACAATGATACACAAACATCTACTAAAACAGAAAATACAAATAATGAAATAGTAGTAGATACTGCAACATCTTCTAATGATAAAAAAGAAGAAGAGGACACAAGTATACCAAAAGAATATAGAAATGCTTTAGAAAAAGCTAAATCTTATTCTGATATGATGCATATGTCAAAACAAGGAATATATGATCAGTTAACCTCTGAATATGGGGAACAGTTTCCAGCAGATGCTGCTCAATATGCTATTGATAATTTAGATGTTGATTATAAGGCAAATGCTTTAGAAAAAGCTAAATCTTATCAAGATACTATGAATATGTCAAAAAGTGCAATATATGACCAACTAATTTCTGACTACGGAGAAAAATTTACTGCAGAAGAAGCACAATATGCTATAGATAACTTAACAGATTAAAATTGAATAAAAAGTAGAAAAAACGGCTTACGAAAATAGATTTTAAGCCGTTTTATTTTATTATTAGAGTAATTATATACCTTAAAAATACAAAAGAGAGCAGTTTTAGACTGTTCTTTTTTTATTCTTAAATGGAGGAAAAAAATGGTAAGACAATTTAGACTTATTAACGAAAAAGGACAAGAATTTAGTTTAATGGAATTACACAAGTCTTGTTTTTTATCCGAACCTGATGGTTTGGGTTATTCTTACAATACTACATACGAACAGATAGGAAATTCCTTTTTCGAAACTTTAAGAAATGTACAGCAAGGACAAATAACAGGAACAGCTAATTTTAGTTGCTACGATAATTATAAAAACTTTGTAGATTATATAGAAAGTTCTGAAAAAATAAGGTTTGGATATAAAATACCATATAAAAATCTTCCAATTAAAGAATATCTAAAAGATGTAAATATACAAAACATTGGAAAAGGTCAAATAGATGTAGATGGAATACTAAAATGTCCAGTCACATTTGATTGCTTAAGTCTGTGGTATGAAGAAAATAAAACTATATATTCTACTTCCGCACAAGCCAACGAAATTCGATGGGATTTCAAATGGGATAGTAAATTTGTAGATTATAACAATAGAACATTAGAATATATAAACCAAGGTCACGTACCAGCTCCAGTTCTAATTAAAATAAAAGGACCTATTACAAATCCTACTCTTACGCTAAAAATTGAAGGACAAGTTTGTCAGGAAATTAAAGTAAATGTAGATTTAAAAGAATATGAAACATTTGAGTATTGCACACAAGAAAATAATTTCTATATTAGAAAAGAAAACACTGATGGCACTTATACAGATTTATTTGAATTAGACAATATAGATCCTTCCAACAATAATGTTATTAAATTTCCAAAAGGAAAATCTTGTGAATTAATTATGTCTGCAGACAACGAAATACTGAATGCAGAAGTTAGTGTTTATGCATATTACAAGGTGGTTTAATTATGGCAAGAAGTGTAACAGTTAAATTTAATAATAAATCGTATAATGCAACATATAACGAAGCAACTGATGAATATGAAGTAGAGCTAACTGCACCTATAACTGGTGGAATATATAATGCACAAATTTCTTGTGTAGATGCAGAAACAACAAATACAACAGATATAGATATTAGAGTTTTAAAGAAAGAACAAATTAAAATAATAACAGACGATACATATATGTATATCTTTGATTATAAAGATTTTACAGTTAAAGATATTGTCGAACTATCTAATTATGAAATTAATATAGATGAAGAAACAAATGCAAATACTACAGTAAATGTATTAAAGAAAACAACAGCAAAAGCAAATGACATAGTAATGATAAAAGAAAATGAAGAAATAAAATACTGGGGAATTATTCAAGAGATACAAAACGAAAATGGATCTAAACTATATCAATATATTATTAAATATATTACTAATGTGTTTAATCAGAACGTCATTTTGAATCAGAATATATTAACTACAAATGAAATAGAAGAAGGATATTACAGAATACATAGTAAACTAAATTATAATTTCGTATTTGATGTATTAAATGGTTCATTAGAAGCAGGAGCAAATTTACAAGTATATGAAAACAATAACACAAATGCACAAAAATTTAAAATAACTAAAAGAGCAGATGGAACATATAAAATAATTAATGTTGGTTCTGGAATGGTAGCAGATGTACAAGGAGCCGTATTTGAAAATGGTACTAATGTACAGATGTGGGGCGATACAGATAATGTAGCTCAAAAATGGACATTCACAAAAAGAGATAATAATTCTTATTCAATATATTTGGCTAATACTAATTACGTTATTGATTTACAAAATAGTAACACTTCTAATGGTGGGAATATACAAATATGGGAATATGTAGAAAACGGACAGCAACAATTATGGATATTAGAAAAAATTGATGAAGAACTTATAAGATATGAAGGAATAGAGGATTATATAGCAGAACAAATTAATAAGAATTTTGTTAATAATGAAGATATATTAATGAATCGAGATTATTTAGAAATTAGAGTAAAAACACATACTAAATTAGATGTGTCTGTTTCTACAATAGTAGATGTTCAAAATGATATATATAACTTACATACATTTATGACAAATTGTACTCAAAATTATAATATTACATATAACGTATTTTTAGAAAACAAAAAACTAATAATTGAAATAGAAAACAAAGAAATAAAAAAAGAATTAATCGACGTAAATGCTCAACCAATTTCAAACTATACAGAAGTTTTTGAAACAGATGTAGTATCTAAAGTAATAGTAATAACAAAAGATGGTAGCAGATATATATTATATCTAAAAACCGATAGAACAACAACAGAAGATATGTTAGACGAAAATAGAGCAGAAGGCAAAACAGAAGTAGTATATGCAGAAAACACAGAAGATGCAAAACAAAAAGCTTTAGATACATTTAAAGGAAATGCATATAATCACAACGTTACATTTGATTATTACGATAGAGAAATTAAAGTCGGAACACCGATAACGATTAAGACAAAAGAATCTCTAATTTATGATACATACATTTCGGCAGTTACTAAACAAAAAGGAAGCAAGTTTTATAAATATACTTGCGGAAATATAAGGATAAGCTTTATAGATAAACTAAAAAAGGAAAGGAAAAATAAGTAATGTTAAAAGGACATGTTTTTTCGGAGCAGATATTTGGAAATCAAATATTTGCTCTTTTTATTAATACTTTCTTACACGGAAGAAATGGAGTTAGCAATAATTATAAAGAAGGAATGGCAATAACGTATAGTGGAAGCAATATACATATCGCTTCTGGGGCTATCTGCATACAAGGAAGATTTCTAGAAGAAGATTCTGGTAGGGATATTGTAGCAGATACAGATAGTCAATATTGTTCTTTAGTGTTGGAAATAAATCTTGATGCTGTCAATACGTCAGATAGTTTCTTACAGGCAGACTACAAAATAATTAAAAATGCTAGCAATTATCCAACGCTAACACAAAACAACATTGTAAAAAACAATGCTGGAACATATCAGTACGAATTAGCTAGATTTAGAACTTCTTCAAGTGGTATTACAGATTTTCAAGATAGAAGGACATTTTTAGATTTTGATACTATATGGGATTTCATTGAACAAGAATGGAATGTAAAACTATCAGAATTAGAAGAATTATTAGCTAAAGTAGAAGATGGTAGTGCTTATTTCTTAAATTCTAGATTGAAAATATTTCATAACCAAGCCGACGATTCTCAAGGAAAAGAGGGAGATATCGGCTTGGTTTATTTTGATTAGGAGGCTTAAATGGCTAGAATAAACGGTTATGTAACGCAACATAATGAAGCTTATGAATACTATATAGAATGGGAAGAATTTAATATTAATCAACAGGCTAATACATCTTCTGTAAGAGCTACTTCATATATAAGGTGTAACTCTCATACTTCTTGGGCGAATAATAAAACACAAAGATTATGGATTGCTGGAAGAGAGTTTAGTAATACATTAAATATAAGCTTAAGCCCAGGTACCGTTGTACAACTTGTAAGTGCTACGGTAGACAACATTGGACATAATTGGGATGGAAGTTTAAATATCGAAATTGCAGCATCTGGAGATTTGCCAAGTGGTTCAGGGTATGGACCGCTTTGGGGAGAAGCAAAAGCAAATGTATGGTTAACACAAATAGCAAGACAAGCTAACTTCTTATCTATAGATATTCAAAATGCGAATCTGGAACATTTTGATGTTTATTATAATCTTGATAAAAATGTTAGTGCAATGCAATATAGTCTAAATGGTGGAGGTTGGCAAAATATTAGCCCTTGGTGGGGAGATTGGAGTAAAGAAGCAACCTTTGCAGTAGCAGGATTAACTCCGAATACAAATTATACAATACAATTAAAAGCTACAGTAAATGGAATAGATACGTATTCTAATATATTTAATGCAAGAACATTAGATATTGCAAGATTTACAAGCTTAAGCGATTTCTTTTTTGGAGATGTTGTTAATATAACAAAAACAAATGAATCAAATTGGTGGAATTATTTGACGATAAAGGTTGGAGAAAATGTGATAGTAGAACGCAGAGCTTTAGAATCAAATAATTTGGTATTCACGTTTACTCAAGATGATTTAGACAAATTATATAAAGCTTTAACAACTTTTAATAAAACAACTATAGAATTTATTTTAATAACAAACAATGAGAATCAAGATTGGTCAAGTTCTAAAAAAGTGCAATGCACATTTAACGGTAACCAAATGACAGCTCATTATTATACTCAGAACCAAATAAGAAAAAGGGCGAAAGTAATATATTACATAGCAGATGAAACACCTAAAAAAGCAGTTTTTGTAATTAAAAAAGATGGAAAATGGAGGAAGTGTATTTAATGGAAGAAAGAGATATTTTTTTCGAATCAATAAATATAGAGCCTTCTAAAATTTATACAAACTCTAAATTTAAGTTGAAAATAAAAGTTATAGGAACTTCTAGAATATTAACAGAAGATAATAATGTTTTAAATACAGAAAATAATGAAAAATTAGTTTTAGAATAAAGGAGAAAAATATGGCAGATAAAAAAATAACTGAATTAACTGAAGCTACTCAATTACAAGATAATGACATTTTTCCAATTGTTCAAAATTCCGAAACTAAAAGAATTACAGTAGCGAATGCAAGAGCAAAATTCAAAGGCGATAAAGGTGAAAATGGACAAGATGGACAACAAGGTCCAGCTGGTCCAGCAGGAACAAGTATAAATTGTGTAAAAGTAACAGATGAACAAACCGCAATATCTCAAAGTGCAGCAAATCCTAATAATATTTATTATTGGTAGGTGTTAAAAATGGGGACAGCAATAAATGGAACAAAAGTAAGTAATTTTTATATAAACGGAAGTAAAGTTAATGGATTTGCAAAAAATGGAGAAATTGTATTTAAAAGAGAAGGAGATACAGTAGCGCCTGCCTATAATTCGCTTGGAATTGTCAGAAATAATAATGCTGGAGAAACTAGAGATACACATTATGCAAAAATTGGAGATAGTGTTCGAGTTCTTATATATTTTTCAGAACAACTGGCAGTGGAGCCTAAAGTAAAAATTGCAAACAAAGAATATACTGCTACATATAGACCTTTAAGTTCTAGTAATGGCTTATTCGCATATTATGCAGATTGTGATTTAACAGAAGATTTGCATTTAGCTGTAGGCGAAATTCAAATTGAAGTTTATGGATATGCTGACTCATCAGGAAATGTTGGTGTTAAACTAACAAATGCAGATATAAATAATTCAGCTCACGAATATGTAATATTTGACGATATACCTCCAGAAATAACAATAAAAGACGGAGAGAACGAAACTGTCGGAGATGCTACAAACGGCTACAGTAAGATAAGTTTTAAGATTTATGACAATGTTGCTTTGGCTGGATATACAGTAAATGGAGTAAATGGCGGAACTGTTTCACAAAGTCAATGGGGAGATATTAATAATATTACAAAAGAATTTAAAGGCTGTAAAGAAGGTAACAATATTTTAATTTTAAAAGATATGAGTGGAAATGAAGCAAGTATTGAATTTAAATTAATTTAAAGGAGATTAACAATGTTAATTATAGATGAAACTATTTATTTAGAGCGAAGAACAACAGGAATAATAGAGTTAATAATAGATGATTATATACTACAGATTGGAGATACAATAATATTTGCAGTAAAGAAAAATGCTTGTGAAAAAAATGAATTAATAAGAAAAGAAGTACACATAGATAAGCAAGCAAACAATGTAGAAATTAAAATAAATCCAGAAGACACGGAACAACTAGACTACGGCTGTTATTTTTATGGAATAACAATAAAATTAAAAAACGGAGATATATTTCCGATTATAAAAACAAATAAATTTAGTGTGGAAAGGGTGATACCAAATGTGTAACGAAAGATGCTCTTTACATACAACAATTAAATCCAAAGTGAACATAACAGGTAAATTAGGTTATGGAATAGAAAATATTGGTAGTACTACTAATTATAACAATTTAGAGAATAAGCCTAAAATAAATAATATTGAATTAAAAGATAATAAAACTAGTGAACAATTAGGTTTACAAGGGAAAATGGAAAAAATTAAAAATTCTGAAATAGAAGAAATGATTAAAAATTTTATATAGGAGGAAAAATATATGGCGTTTTTAGATAAAGAAGGATTATTGTATTTATGGCAAAAAATTACTAGCCTTTTTGTAAAAAAAGATGGAAATAAAGTATTAAGTGATAAAAACTTTACTAGTGCATATGAAGAAAAATTAAAAAGTTTAAATAATTACACATTGCCAGCAGCGACTTCATCAACTATTGGAGGTGTTAAACCAGGAACTGGTCTAGAAGTAGAGCCAGACGGAACACTAAATGCTACAGGTGGTGGAGAGGCAGATAGTGTAGACTGGGAAAATGTTAAGAATAAACCAACAAATGTATCTCAATTTACAAACGATTCAGGATATCAAACTTCTGGAGATGTACAGCAAGCAATAAATAAAGCTAAAGAAGGATTAGCAACAGAAGAATATGTTAACAATAAAGTGTCAGCTGTTTATAGATATAAAGGAACAGTTGCTAACGAAGAGGCATTACCTGCTTCTGCAGAAATTGGTGATACATATAACTTGCAAGACACGGGAATGAATGTTGCTTGGAATGGAACTGCATGGGATCCTTTAGGAGCAGACATTGATTTAAGTAGATATTATTCAAAAGAAGAGCTTAAACCTATTGAAAATTCAGAGATAGACGACATTGTTGCTAGCTAGGAGTTGATAAAATGGCAGAAAATAATTTTTTAGATAAAAGTGGACTAGCGCGTTATGATGAAAAACTAAAACAACGAGTAGTTTTAGCAACCGAAATTCGAGAAATAAAAATAGTTACAGAATATCCAGAAATAGAAGAAACAGGTGTCTTATATTTAAAGGTGGAAGAATAGTGAAAGTTAAAGATATGAAAGTAAATAATAAAGAAATAGAAGAAGCTAAATTAAATAATCGAATTGTTTACAAGAAAAATAAATCTTTGATTCTAGAAAACATTATTTATAATGCTGATTTTAGATTTGGAACAGAAGGCTTTAAGAAATTTGTAAATATGGTTGTACAAGATGAAATTGAAGATGGATACGTTTCATGGATCAAGATGGATATGAGCAACACTAGAACTTCTATGATTGTTCAATTTACAAAAGAACTAATAGAAGGTCATAGTTACTATGGAAGAGTTACTTTTAAAGGTAGCGAAGATGTTTTTTATCAATGGCAACAGCAATTAAATTCGCCGAATTTAACTGATAGTTTTGGACAAAATGGTCCTAACGAAATAACTATAACACATATTTTTAGAGAAATAACAACACAATACAGATTATTTTATAATATGACTGCTACATTTGCAAATGCAGAAAGTAAAGCATATGTTAAAGATGCAATGTTAATAGATGTAACAGATATGCTAAATAGCGGATTAACGGAAGAACAAGTTAAATCTCAATTGGATGCAATGCCATTTTTTGCAGATACTACACCTCCAGAATATGTACAAATTCAAGTATATAATAAAAATAATACATCAAGTACAACAATTACAAATGGAGAAACAGTTAGGATATTGGCAACATTTAATACAGAATTAGGAACTTTACCAACCTTATCTATTGGAAAACAAAAAATACTAATGAAAGCAACTTCAGATGGAAAAGGCGGAATTATATATCAAGCAGATATAACAATAGCTAGTGATAATATTATGGAAGAAGGGGTATTGAAGTTCACAATTAGTGGTTACACAGACAAAAATGGAAATGAGGGAGAGAAAGTAACAGAAGCTAATGCGAGAAATTCATTAACATATTATGCGTAAGATATTAAGAATTATAAAAAGAACATTAATAAGCTTAATGCTGTTAATGTTCTTTAATTTATTTATTTAGGAGAAAAGATATGAGTAATAAAAATATAAAAATAATTATAACTTTAGCAATTATAGTTTTTGTTTTATTGCTTGGAAATTTGTTTGTCAGTGTAAGACAAGAAATTGATTACAATAGAAGAAAAGAAAGTGGAAACGATAGGTGGTTACAAGTTGAAAACCGAATTTTACAAATAGAAGAAGAAATTGATGAGGTGCAAAAAGATGGAAGAAATTCTTAATATCGTTGGAAATTATACCGTTTCAGCAATTATCGTAGGTTTGTTTATATGGGATTGGATTTCTAATAAAAAGAAAATTGCAGATACAATAGAACAAAATGCACAATGTTTAGAAGAAATAAAGAAAACAAATGAAAATACGTCTGTTTCTTTAGATTTATTGAAACAACAGATGGAAAAAACAGATAACAAAATAGATAAATTATTAGAAGAAAGGAAGTGAAAAAATGGAAATAACAGTAGCATTAATAATAACAGCATTAACATTAGTAGCAGGTCAAATAACTAAATTAACAAGTATAGATAATAAGTGGATACCTTTGCAAAACATAATAATTGCAATAGTAGCAAGTATTGTATGTATTTGTTTCCACGTACAAGACATGAGCGTGTTAGAAGCAATAGTTACTTGTATTTTTGGAACTATGTCTGCTGGAGGTATAGCAGATTTAAAGAAAATTGGACAAAAGGAGGAATAGCATATGAATTTAGCAGATTTTGGAAGTTGGGGACTAGCACAAGGAAGCGTAGCTAATCCAGAACCAAACAATAAGTATAAAGGGCAATGTGTTTCTTTAATACAGCAATACTTATATAAAGTATTTGGAAAATCTTTTAAAGCTTATGGAAACGCAAAAGATTGGGCTACAGATTATCCAAAAGATTATTTTACTAAATTAGCTAATAATACAAAACCTCAGCCAGGAGATGTATTAGTATATGGCTCAAATTATGGTGGAGGATATGGACATATAGGCTTAATAGATGTAAATGGAAAATGGTATGACCAAAATGGTGTAAAAAAATTAGCTGTTGGTTACAGAGATACACCTTTTTCTGGATATGTTTGTGTTTTAAGACCAAAAAATCTTGAAGCTTTAGGCTTAAATGCAGGGGACTACAAAGTAGGAACTACATATATATTAACTACTGACGTAAAAGTAAGAGATGGAGCAGGAACAGATGCAAGACGTAAATTAAAAAGTGAATTAACAGCAGACGGACAAAAGAATGCATTAAATCAAGAAAATGCAACTTTAAAAGAAGGAACTAGAGTAACAGTTCAAGAAGTTAAGAATTTAAATGGCGATATATGGGTTAGAATACCATCTGGTTGGATTGCTGCTAAATATCAAGGAAGTAGTTATCTTAAATAATATAAACGTAGAAGAGGTGTAGTATAATGTTTATACTACACCTCTTTTTTTGTGTTGATATTTAAAATTTTTTGTAACATTATATAACATTAAAACACTTTACATTTTTTTAAAAGTATGTTAATATGATGATAACAAAATATTACAAAAATATTACA